ACCAACTACTTTTAGTGATGCATTTGCTGCCGCAAGAGCAGCAGGACAAAAAACATTTTCTTTTGATGGTAAGGAATATACTACAGAACTTGCAGAAGAAAAACCTGCAAAGGCTCCTGCAGCAGATAAACCTAAAAGTGGTCTTGATTTTAATCCTGCAACCTCTCAATTTAAAACAAAATACGAAAGAGATGAAGCATTAGCTGGTAATCTTGGAGGTACTGCAGCTTATGAAGCTACAATGGAAGTACACAGACAAGGATTAGCTGCAAAAGGTATTAGTGATAAAAAAGATAAACCCTCTACTACAACAAAACCTGCTGCTACAACTACAACTCGTAGTAAAGAAGATGTGCAAAAAGAAATAAATGACGAAATTAAAAAAGCAGGAAAAGATGGCTGGAATAGTAAATTAAACGATCTTGTAAAAGAACGTGATGCTGCTCGTGCTGCACCAAAACCAGAAGCTAAAAAAGATAGTGGCGGTGGTGGAGATAAAGACTCTGGCGGCGGTGGCGGCGGTTGTGTAATTGCCACACACGGTATTTCTACTGGTGGTTTTAGTGCACTAGATAAAGCCAAAGCAGAAATATGGTGTGAACGTACATATCATGGTAAATGGTATGGTGAAGCATTTAGACGTGGGTATCGTTATGCTGGCAATAAAGCAATACAAAAGGGCAAAGCTGAAAAACACTACCAAGAGTTTAAAGACTTTGTTGCCTATGGTCGTGGAATAAAAAAAGATTGGAAGTCTAAAATAAATTATTATAAGAGAACTATTCAATTCTTTTTAACTGGGCTTATTATAAAAGAGGATGTATAATGGATAGACAAAGTACATATGGAGAATACTTATCACAAGTAGGATCACGGTATAATAAACTGTCAGAAAATGAAAAAGACGTGCTACGTGCTCTACGAGGCACAGAACAAGGTTTAGTTCTTGGTAAAGTATTAGGAACTGAAATGGCACTTGCAAATTTAGGGACAAGTAACTCAACAAAAGTAAGTGCAAAAAAACGTGGGTTAGGAACACGATAAACAACCTAAATACGCTGGCTACTCATCCCCCATCCAACATGGCTACGGTGGCCCCAGTTAAGGAAATAACATGTCTGAAGAAATGGTAGTGGAACAACCACAAAAATCTATGGCGTTTATGTCAAAGCCATACTCTAATCAAGATCGTATTAAAAAAGACGAAGAAGAATTAGAACAACTTATTGCACAACAAAAAGGTGAAGTACAAGAAGAAGAATCTGTAGAAGAAGAACCTACAAGTGCAGAGGAAAAAAGTTTTAAAAAACGTTATGGCGATCTTCGTCGGCATATGCAACAAAAAGAAAAAGATTGGGAAGATAAGTTTAAACAACTTGAAGGCCAATTAAAAGACATAACACGTAAAGAAATAAAACTCCCTAAGTCTGATCAAGACATTGAGGCTTGGGCTGCACAATATCCAGATGTAGCAGCTATTGTAGAAACAATTGCAATTAAAAAAGCTCGTGAACAAAGTGCTGGACTAGAAGATCGTGTAAAAGAAATTGATGAGCTTAGAGCTACAGCTTCAAGAGAAAAAGCAGAAGTAGAATTAATGAAAGCTCATCCCGACTTTGGCGAAATTCGTGAAAGTGATGATTTCCATGAGTGGGCAGAAGAACAGCCTAAATGGGTTCAAGATGCTCTTTATGAAAATGATAGTGATGCTCGTTCAGCCGCACGTGCAATTGATTTATATAAAGCAGATCGTAATATTAAACCTAAAAAATCTGCAAATGAAAAAGATGCAGCACGTTCTGTAGGTAGTCGTAATAGTAGAAGTCAACCTGATACAGACTCCGACAAAACAGTGTTTAGAGAAAGTGACGTAAATAAAATGACCGCAGCACAATATGAAAAAGCAGCCGATGATATTATGGAAGCTATTCGTACTGGTAAATTTATTTACGATATGTCGGGTTCTGCCCGATAAAAGGGTTGACATATAAGTTATTTATGATATAACTATATGTACAATGTAAAAAGTGTAGCCCCTTCATAGGTTTACCTACACTTTTTATAATCTTAGCAAACAACACGTACTTTCGGACTCACCTAATCCCTCGTGGCCCATAAGGTGTAATGTAGGCCAACATTACGTTTTATGCACCCTAGTACATTAGCCTCTAATAAGTAAAGTTAGTTTTGCATCTGTGTGCTCATAATGCTATAAGGAGAATATCAATGGCATTTTCAACAGCGTCAGGTTACGGCAACCTGCCTAATGGCAATTTTAGTCCCGTAATCTATTCCAAACAGGTGCAACTTGCATTCCGCAAAGCATCTGTTGTTGAGGCAATCACTAACTCTGATTATTTCGGAGAGATTGCAAACATGGGCGATAGTGTTAAAATTATTAAAGAACCTGAGATTACAGTGAAAGCGTACTCACGTGGTACAACTATCACTCCACAGGATCTTGATGATGAAGACTTTTCATTGACCATTGACAAAGCTAACTACTTTGCCTTCAAGGTCGATGATATTGAAGAAGCTCACTCACATGTGAATTTCCAATCTATCGCTTCTGATCGTGCAGCCTATCGTTTGGCTGACCAATTTGACCAAGACGTTCTTGGATATATTTCTGGCTTTACACAGTCAGCAATTCATGGACGTGCCAATACAGCCAACACAACCGTAAATGGTTCTAAAGCTGTATCAACTGCTGGTTCTGATGAACTGCTTTCAAGCATGAAGTTAGACGCTTCTGACTTTAATGCTGGTACTGGTGGTAACTCTATCGTTGTCAAGCCTCGTACAGGTGCAGACACGTTGAACACCACTACAGCTAATGCGACACCAATGCAAGTTATTGCACGTATGTCACGTAAGCTGGATCAACAAAATGTTGACACATCAGGTCGTTGGCTCGTAATTGACCCTGTATTTGCTGAACTTTTGAAAGATGAAGACTCACGTCTTTTGAACTCAGACTTTGGTGGATCAGGACTTCAAAACGGCTTGATCATCAATAACATTCACGGCTTTAAAGTCTTTATGTCTAACAACCTTCCTGAAGTAGGTGACGGTCCAACCTCAACCACATCTTCAGGTTCAACGCACTACGGTGTATTGGTTGCTGGTCATTCATCTTCTGCTGCAACTGCAGAACAGATTAACAAGACTGAAACATACCGTGATCCAGATTCATTCGCTGACATTGTTCGGGGTATGCATCTATATGGTCGTAAGATCCTTCGTCCAGAAGCTCTGGTCAATGCGATCTACACGTCTGGTCTATAAGGGGAGGGATAAATAATGGCTACAGTTACTACTTTATCCGCTGCCGCACACGGCTCAAGTGCACGTGGACGTTCTCCATATATCGTAGAGCAGGAAATTGATCTTGCTGCTGCTGCAACTGCTAAGGGTTCTGCCTTAGCTGCTGCTGATATTATCCAAGCAATTACTGTTGGTGCAAATACAATGGTAATGGCTGCAGGTATGGAATGTACTACAACACCTTCAGGTGGTACTGGTACGGTTCTTGACCTTGGTATCACAGGTGGTGACGTTGATGCATTTGTTGACGGTTTTGCATTTGATTCTGCTTCTGCAGGTGACTATGCAACCTTGGCAAACACTGCATGTCCTATCTTGGTTACAACATCAGATACAATTGATGTTTTAGTCCAAGCGGCTACTACAGTATCTACCGCAGGTAAGGTACGTGTATATGCTGTATTGATGGATGTTGACGGACTTGGCGAAATGACTGCCGATGAAGTTGCACGTGATGCACTTGCATAACAACTAACACTGAGGGGCTGGGAAACTGGCCCCTCTAACTAATGGGGCGGTAATGGCATATACATATTTAACTATAACAAATGAAGTTATTGCTCGTTTTAACGAGGTAGTACTTACATCTAGTGGTTTTGGATCTTCACGTGGATTTCAAACTCAGTGTAAAAATGCCGTAAATGATGCTATAGATTATATTAACACAAGTGAATATGCTTGGCCTTTTAATCATAATACAGAAACAGATATTCTTGTTGCAGGTACAACTCGTTATGCTATACCTACAACAGCAAAACATGTAGACTATCAAACATTTCGTTTAGTTAAAGATGACTCATTGGGTTGTGCTGGTGGTAATCTTACAGAAATGGACTATAAACAATACGTAGATCATCATATTGCACAAGAAGATGATAGTGGTGTAGGATCTATTCCTAAATATGTGTTTAGAACACCAGACAATAAATATGGATTATTTCCATATCCAGATAAAGCTTACTCTTTAAGATTTGAATATTATAATTTTTCAACAAAACTATCAGCAGCTACAGATGTACCAGCTATTCCAGAACAATACAGAGGTGTAATTGTAGATGGAGCAACTGCATATGGCTATCAATATCGTGGTGAAACTTCACAATACCAATTAAATTTTCAAAGATTTGAAGCTGGTATTAAACACATGAGAAGTTTGTTAATTAATAGAACTGCATATGTTCGTTCTACTATGGTACACAGAGCACAAAAACCAATTAGTAAATTCGTATAAGGTATACCTATGCCAGACACTTCAGGTCTTAATCCATTTACATTTCCTTTGCAAGGTGGTTTAGTTCTTGACCGTTCTACTTTTGCTATGGAACCAGGAATGGCATTGGAGTTAGAAAACTTTGAGCCTGACGTTAGTGGTGGATATAGACGTATTAATGGTTTTGAAAAGTGGAATACTAATATAGTTCCTCAGACCGCTAGTTCTGCAGAGCCAGTGTTAATGTCTGCATACTTTGCTGGAAATAATAAAGTAATAGCTGCTAGAGGTACAAGTGTATATGAAGCTGCAAGTGGTAGTGGATCTTGGACAAGTATAGATAGTAATAGAACTGGTGCTATACGTTACACATTTGATAAATATAATCTGTCTGGTACAGAGTTTATAGTATGGGCAGATGGTGCTAACAATGCTACTAAGTATGATGGTACAACAGTAACAGATCTTAATGCTACAGGTGCACCAGCTAATCCTAAGTTTGTAAAACATTTTAAAAATGCTTTATTTTTTGCTGGTATGTCAGCCTCACCAGAAGAGATAGTTTTTACTGCACCGTATACCGATAATGATTTTAGTTCGGCTAATGGTTCAGGTTCAATACGAGTTGACAGTAAAGTTACAGCATTGTTTCCATTTCGTGATGAACTGTTTATCTTTGCAGAAGAACGTATATACAAACTTGCAGGAAATACTATTGCAGACTTTGTATTGCAACCAGTAACTAGAGATATTGGATGTCTTAACGGCTTTACTGTACAAGAACTTGCAGGTGAAATAATATTTCTTGGTCGTGATGGTTTACGTACAGTTGCAGGTACAGCTAAAATTAATGACGTAGAACTTGGTACTATTAGTAAACCTATACAAGAATTATTTGAAGGTGAAACTGATGTTGACGACTTTAACAGTGTAGTTATTCCAGATAAAACACAGTATCGCATTTTCTTTTCTAAACCAAATAATCAACTTGAATCTACAACAATTGGAGTTATTGCAGTAAGAAAAGCTCAGGGATATGAGTTTGCTAAACTAAAAGGTATTCAGCCAGCTTGTACAGATTCAATAAGTGTTCAGGGTGATACGTTTATATTACATGGTGGTTATGATGGCTATGTGTATAGACAAGAAAAAACTAACAAGTTTGACGGTACAAATATTATAGGTCGTTATCGTAGTCCAGATCTTACAGCAGGTGATGCAGGTATACGTAAAAACTTTCAAAGAGTTATTATTAACTATTCACCAACAGGTCTTGTAAACTCTGATTTGTTTTTGCGGTATGATTATGAAGATCCTAATGTACCAAGACCAGCAGCTTATCCTTTTGATTCAACGAAGGTAGTAGCTATTTATGGAACTTCATTATATGGAACAGCTACTTATGGTGGTCAGACAAACCCACTTGTAAGGCAACCAGTAGAAGGATCAGGTTTTGCTGTAGCACTTCGTGTTGTGGATAATGCGGAATCAGCACCATACTCACTTAAAGGTTTTCAGCTAGAATTTGATGTAGGAGCAAGAAGGTAAATGGCAGGTTATACAAGACAGTCTACATACACAGACGGTGATATTATACAGGCAGCAGACTCTAATGACGAGTTTGACCAACTTCTTGCTGCTTTTAATAATAGCACTGGACACGCACATGATGGGACTGCAGCAGAAGGTCCAGTAATTGGTCTTATTGGTGATGCAGGTGTTACTACTCCATTAAACAAAGTTGTAGTTAATGATACTAGCAACCAAGTAGAATTTAGCATTGACGTATCTAGTGTATCTACTCAACAGTTTTTAGTTAAAGATGGTGTTATTGAACCTACCACAGACAACGACATTGACTTAGGTTCAAGCGGTAAAGAGTTTAAAAATTTATACATTGATGGTACAGCTAACATTGATAGTCTTGTAGCCGATACTGCAGATATTAATGGTGGCAATATTGATGGCACTATTATTGGTGCTACAACTGCTGCTGCAATTACTGGTACAACAATTACTGCTAATACAAGTTTAGCTCTTGCTAGTGGTGCTACTGTTACTGCTATTCTTGACGAAGACGCAATGACTTCTAACAGTGCAACTGCATTGGCAACACAACAGTCTATTAAAGCATATGTTGACTCTCAGGTAACTGCCCAAGATTTAGACTTTCAAGCTGACACAGGTGGTGCTCTTAGTATTGACCTAGACAGTGAGACTATGACATTTACTGGCGGTACGGGTATTGATACCTCTGGTTCTGGTAATACTGTTACTTTTGCTATTGATAGCACTGTAACTACTCTTACTGGATCTCAAACACTTACAAATAAAACGCTTACAACTCCTATTATTTCATCTATTAGTAACACAGGTACCTTGACACTGCCTACAAGTACTGATACACTTGTTGGTAAAGCAACAACAGATACACTAACAAATAAAACATTGACAAGTGCTGTACTGAATGGTACAATAAGTGGTACGTCAATTAAAGATGAAGATAACATGGTTTCTAATAGTGCATCTCATCTAGCTACACAACAATCAATTAAAGCTTATGTAGATGCTCAAGTTACTGCACAGGACTTAGACTTTCAAGGTGACAGTGGTGGAGCACTAAGCATTGACTTAGATAGTGAAACACTTACTATTGCTGGTGGAACTGGTATTGATACAAGTGGATCTTTAAATACTCTTACTGTTGCTGTTGACTCTACTGTAGCTACACTTACAGGAACACAAACTCTTACTAATAAAAGTATTGATGCAAGTCAGCTTACTGGTACTGTAGCTAATGCAAGACTAGATGCAGAACTGCAAGCACTTGCAGGACTTACATCTGCAGCAGATAAAGGTATTCAATTTACTGGTTCTGGTACGGCAGCTACTTATGATCTTACTGCAGCAGGTAAAGCACTTCTTGATGATGCCGATGCAAGTGCTCAAAGAACTACATTGGGTCTTGGTACAATTGCCACACAAGATTCAACAAATGTAAACATTGATGGTGGTGCTATTGATGGTACTATTATTGGTGCTAATAGTGCAGCAGCAGGAACATTTACTACAGCTAATGCCACTACATTTAGTGGAGATTTAAACGGTACGATTAATACTGCTACTACAGGAACTACTCAGGCAGAGGGTACTAACAA